AAAGATTTAAGTAATAAAGAGTATATATATAATAATATAAGTAAGAAAGATAAGGACATTGATCAAATTTTATCTAATAGAGATCTAATTTTTGAAAGATGGTTTGACTATAAAAGAGAAAAAAAACAATCTTATAAACCTATAGGAAAACAGGCATTAATTAAGACATGGGAATCGGCAACAGATGATCAATTAGAAAAAGCCATTGATCATTCAATATCCAATAATTGGAATGGAATTTTTGCTAAAAAAGAAGAAATTAATAATATTACAAAAGGCAAGCACCAAACCAATTTAGAAAACATAGAATTAGCACGACAACAAATCCAAAAACTACATGAAAACGGAACTTATAAAAATCCATTCGCCATCGGCGATTAATATTAGCAATCTGCAAAACAAAATAGTACAAGCACAGGCATCTACAAAATTGATGCTAATGCTACCAAGTGAAAAAACAGATTTAGCCACACAGATTTGGGCCATTGCAAAAATGAAATTATCATTAAGATCAGAGAATCAAAATGAGGACATGGCGCAAATAGTAATTTTAACTGATGATCTGGAATTGTTCGGAAATCTAACAAAAGATGAAATTATGATCGGTTTAAAAATGGGGTTAAACGGTGAATTTTTAAATAAAGATCAGCAGGTATTTTTTAATTCATCCAATTTTGTTCAATGGATCCGTAAATACATAGAACGCAAACAGGTAGAATTGTCAGAGCTTGCAAAGTTGCCAAAAATGGAAACTATTAAACCGGTACCATCAGATCATGAATTAAAAATCATGGCCATTAATAATGCGAATGATCATGCAGATCTAATGGTCAAAATGGGCAAAGATTTTAAATGGATTGCCGGTGGATTATATCAGCTTTATGATTATTTGGTAAAATTTGGTCTTTATGAATGTCCAGAATCGGATAAAAATCGTATCAAATCGAAAAATTATGTACCATCTTTAAGCGAAATTGAACTTGATGCGACATATAAAAGCGCTTATTATAAAGAATTTATACAATCCATGGTAAATATGGATGTTAGATTTGATCAAAATGGTCAATTATTTTAAACTAAAAACCTAATCAATGAAAAAAGTTATCAGCATTATTGCCATTACAGGCATTATTTATTTTTTATATCCTAAAAATGAACCGGTTAAAGCAGTAAATTTCAAACCAAATAGAGATTTTGGAATCATTACGCATGAGGATATTTATACCGATAATATGGAAAAAGGTAAATACACAAAACATGGTAGATTAATTACTAAACAAAGTGGTAATTCGGAAAATCCGAATAGCCAAAACAATTTAAACCAATAAGACAATGACACCAGAAGACAAAGCGCTGCAATTATTAGACAGATTTAAATTTGATTTTACAAATGATATTAGCCAACAAAAACAAGGCGCAATAATGTGCGTATATGAAATAATTGATTTACAAATATCAAATATGAAAGACATCACCTATTGGCAAGAAGTTGTATTTCATTTGTATTCTATTGGAACAGGTGAATTAGAAGCCAAAGCAGATAGGTTTGATTTAAACGCATAACTTTAAAAATAATTGACAAATTAAACGCATAACTTTAAAGATAATTAATGTTATTGTCGGGAAAATCCATCATTAATGACACAATTGACAGATAATGATGGTAAAAGTTAACTAATTAGGTAACAAAATGAGGGTAAAAATTACCCCTATGTTTTAAACAAAGGTAAATAAACAAATTATGGAAAATCAAGGTAAAAAAGTATCATCAGCAGATTTAAGCGCTGAAATTAATTATTGGTCTATATTGGCCATTACAATACTTTTAATTTATATGGCAATATGAACAAGATCATACATCCGTTTTTTGTTGTTTTGATCACTGCGTTTATAATAATATTAACAGCTGTGATTAGCGCCATAGAAATTCCAATGGCTAAAAAAAAAATTGTAGATAGTGAAATCTATGATCATGCAGGATTTATTAAATTTATGGATAAGCATAAACCATAATCAACATGAAAAAAGAAGAACATCACCTGCAAGTGATCCTATGTCAGTATTTAGATTGGAATGGCTATGACTTTTTTAGCATTCCCAATGGTGGGTTAAGACATCCAAGGGTAGGAAACGCATTAAAAGCCGAAGGATTAAAAGCCGGCGCAGCTGATCTGTTTATCGTTTTGGCTAATAATACACACCATGGCCTGTTCATTGAAGTTAAGTTTGCCGATGGTAAGCAACAGCCAAACCAAAAGAGATTTCAATTAATGGTAGAACACCATGGATATTGCTACAAAATAGTGAGATCATTGGATGATCTAATTGATGTTTTAAGGATCTTTAAATCAGATCCAATTATAGATCTGTATCAAGCCGGATACAGATCTGGATACATTGATGGTAAGCTACAGGAACAAATATTAAGATGAAACCTAATTATCAAGCTGCGTGGGATTGGGGCCATCAGTATTTATTATCAAATGAATCAATAGATATTCAGCTAACAGGGTGGGAATACATTACCAATTCAAGAATATTTGTGGCAGTTACTATGGATCGTTTAAACAGCCATTGCCCACAGGATAGGAAAATGGCTTTTATAAGATTACAAAAATTTAAAAACCTAATCAATGAGTTACGACAAAAAGAAAAACAAAATTAGACAATTGACATATTTTGCATTATGCCAAAATTTGCTTGATTTTATTGATGGTGGATGGATTGGACATCCTGCCAATAAACAGTCTGTTAAATCAGCTACAAACCATTTGATTAAAGAATTAGAAAGGGCCAACAAAACATTATTTCCACCGGAGAAATCAGGTGATGAATTATTACAAGCATTAGACACATTTCAAAATGCCTGTACTGCCATGGAATCTTTTTTTATTTTAGGAATGGAAATGGATACAATGGACAAAATCCACAAAGATTCACTAAATACCCAAATAAATATTCTGCTAAAATCATACGGTGTAGATTGTTGGGAGAAACCTATGTCGAACCTATGGAAATAGTTTTTACATTTGTACAGCTGTTGGGTGAGGAATAACAGCAGGTACAAAAGCACTTATTAACCTAAACAATATAAAATGAATTACAATGATCAGCCAGATATGGTGAATAAACCACCACATTATCAGACTATAACAGGGCCACAGCCAATAGATATAATAGAACAGTTTAATTTGTCGTTTCATACCGGTAATGCCATCAAATACATATTAAGGGCAAACAGGAAAGGCAATGAAAGAGAGGATTTAGAAAAAGCCATTTGGTATTTAAAAAGACACATAAATAATAAATTATGACATATTTCGGAGTTAAAACAACAAGGCACACTATAGAAGTCCTGCCATCAATTCGCATTAATCTGCCTAAAAAGAACAGAAATGATTTAATAGTTATTTCATGGATCATGTGGGAAATTGTAATTGGTTATGATCGTTAATGGATAGGCTGATTATAGAATCAATCTTTTTTGGTGGCATAATACTTGCATTTATAATATTTATGATTTACATGATCATAGAAGAAAAAAATAAATAATGATTGAGGAAGTAAACATCAAGCTGATTATCCCTAATCCATCCAATCCAAGGATTATTAAGGATACCAAATTTGCTAAATTGGTTAAATCTATAAAGGATTTTCCCGAAATGTTAGCGCTACGGCCCATTGTTGTGGATGAATATATGATCGTATTAGGTGGAAATATGCGATTAAAAGCCTGCATTGAAGCCGGATTGAAAAGGGTGCCGGTTATTAAAGCATCCATGCTAACAGCTGATCAGCAAAAGGAATTTATAATTAAAGATAATGTTGGTTATGGTGAATGGGATTGGGATATATTAGCCAATCAATGGGATGAACACCTGTTAAATGATTGGGGTTTAGATGTGCCGGTGTTTGAACCGACATTGGAACCGGAGCCAGAGGAATCACCGGTGGAATTATTCTTAATTGAGTTGACATTTAACGATGAAGAATCAAGGCAGAAAGCATACACAGAATTGATTGAAAAGGGTTATAATGTAAGATTAAGCAAATGAGGAGGCCAAAAGCAACAGCAGGGAATAAAAAGCGAATGATCCAAGCATTGGAAAAATCGTTGGGGATTGTTACCACAGCTGCAAAGTTGGTAGGTATTGAACGCACCACACATTACCTATGGATGAACACAGATCCTGTATATAAACAACAGGTAGAGGAAATAAATGATATTGCTTTAGATTTATCAGAATCAAAGCTACACAGCCAGATCATGAAAGAAAACATAGTGGCGATCATATTCCATTTAAAGACTAAAGGTAAGGGGAGGGGTTATGTGGAGAGAACAGAAATCAAACACGAAACAGGTGTGGAATCATCAATCATAGAATGGACACCGGCAAAGATCGAAAACGAGTAGTACAGGAATGCAATGTACAATTTTACCAAACATTAAACAGCAAGGCAAGAATCAAGGTACATCAAGGTGGCACCAGATCCGGTAAGACTTATGCTATTTGTCAATACCTAATCTACAAGCTAACAAGCACCACAAAACCATTGGTGATAAGTATTGTGCGCAAGACATTGCCGGCCATCAAAGGATCAGTGCAAAGGGATTTTATGGAAATTCTTGATAAGTTAGGAATCTTATTTTTAGGCAATCACAATAAATCAGAAAACACATACACATACGGCCATCATACAGTGGAGTTTTTATCCGTAGATGAACCACAAAAGATTAGGGGCCGAAAACGTAATATTTGCTATATCAATGAGGGGAATGAATTAGATTATGAGGATTACAGGCAGTTATTAATGAGAACAGAGGATGAAATGATCATAGATTTTAACCCATCAGATCCCATACATTGGATCTATGATGAGGTAATTGATCGTGAGGATTGCGAAACATGGATCACTACATATCAAGATAATAAGTTTTTACCTGCTGAATTAGTAGCAGAAATTGAGAGATTAAAGGAAAGAGATCCGGATTATTGGCGAGTGTATGGTGAAGGTAAAAGGGCAGTATTTTCTGAAAGGCAGATATTTCCTAAATGGAAACAGATACCTAAAGATAATTTTCCGGAATTTGATGAAATATTCTATGGATTGGATTTTGGGTATGCACAGGATCCTACAGCCATAGTCCAGATAGCCAAAGTAAAAGATCGGTTATATCTGCATGAGGTTTGCTATAAAAAAGGAATGACAAACAGGGACATTGCAGAGTTTATAAAGTCCAATGGCTATGATCAGGATTTATTTTATTGCGATTCAGCAGAACCTAAATCAATTGAGGAATTAAGGCAGATGGATATTTTAGCCAAAGGGGCAGTAAAAGGCACCGGATCAATAAACGCAGGCATAAGTTTATTAAAGGAATTTGATGTGTTTTATAGCTTTGAAAGCAAGAATTTACACAATGAATTTCAATTCTATTTTTGGGAACAGCTTAAAGATGGAACAATTATAAATAAACCCATTGACAAACAAAACCATTTAATGGATGCGATCAGGTATGGTGTTTACTCAAAGTATAAAAATAGGAATGATTTTTTTGTAATTTAATTGATTATTTTTGACAAAAAAAAGCGTATAACATGGCAGGCATAGTAGATACATTTAGACAATCAATCATCAAAGCATTAGGGGGAACAGATCCGGCATATAATAAATTATTGTACCAATGGTTAGGCACAAGCATTATCATGCAAGAGGAAAACGATCAATCATTCATCGTTAATGGATACCAGAGAAATGCCACAGTGTATTCTATTATTAACCTGATCACCAAGGCAGCGACAACAATACCTTTTCAGATCTATGAAGTAAATGACAAAGGTACAGCCAAGCAATATAAAGCCATGACATCTGGTATCATGGATGGTGGTGCAATGTATAAAGCTAATGTGCTACGCAAAAGAGCATTTACACAGATCACAGATAGTCCATTAGAAGCATTATTAAATAGGCCAAATCCGGAGCAATCATTTAGTACATTTTTACAGGAATTGATTGCATTTGGTAAGCTAACCGGCAACAGATACATTTATGGTATTAAGCCAACAAGTGGCCCAAACCAAGGTAAATTTGGTCAGCTGTATGTTTTGCCAAGCCAATTGGTGGAAATCGTTTCACAAGGGGTTTTAGATCCAATCAGTGGATACAGGATCCGATACAATGCCACACAGGAAATTGATCCAGAGGACATTTGCCACATTAAAGATTTTAATCCGGATTACAACAGCGCAGGATCTAACTTATATGGTCAATCACCATTGCGCGCGGGTTTACGGGTATTAACGGCAAACAATGAAGCTGTAACAACAGGTGTAAAATACCTACAGAATCAGACATCAAGGGGAATGCTAATTGATAAGGAAGGAACCATAAACCAAGTGCAAGCACAGGCATTAAAGGACAATTTTAGAAAACAATATCAGGGTACCAATAATGCCGGTGATGTGATTGTATCATCAAAGGATTTATCATGGGTAAATTTTGGATTAAGCGCAGCAGATTTATCATTAATTGAGCAGTACAATGGCACAGTAAAGGATTTATGTAACATCTACAACATACCTGTGCAATTGCTTAATAATACTGATTCATCTACCTACAATAACATGAAGGAGGCCAAAAAGGCCATGTATCAAAATGCAGTAATCCCAGAACTAATTAAAATTAGGGATGAATTAAACCGGTGGTTAGTGCCACAATTTGGTGCTAATCTTTATTTAGATTTTGATTTCACTATGATCAGTGAAATGCAAGAGGAAGTGGATAAGTTAGTGGCGCAGCTTGCATCAGCATGGTGGATTACACCTAATGAAAAAAGGGATGCAATGAACTATGGTAAGGATGAAGTAAATGCCTACATGAATGACTATTTTATCCCAACATCATTAGCGCCACAGAATGTTAGCATAGATGCGTTGGAGAATCCAAAGGCATTAGACATTGATTATGATCTAAAATAGTTATGCTATTATCCAGAGAATATCAGATAAAAGCAGCAAAGGAAAATTACACAGCTAAATTTAGCGAGCAATTAACCAAAGCCGAAAAATCATCTGTCAGGGATTTTTATAAGTTTTATAATGATCAATATGATCAGGCATCGGCTATGTTTATTAGACAGGGTGCATTATCAGGTACAGATGTATCAGTATTCTTTAAGGATAATGATTTAATCAATATGTACACAGAGATGTACAGTAAAATTGGTTTACATTTTGCGTTATGGTATTACAGAAATGTGGATAAGTTACTTGAAAAAGCAAGCGATTTAGATAATTTAATGACTATTTGGCAAAAATCATTTGCATTTGTAGGGCAACAAGTGGGGGCGCAGAGGGTTACATTGGTCAGTGGCACAGCTAAAAACACATTAATTGCAGTTACTCAAAAGTTAATGGCTGATCCTGCATTCATGAATCAGGGTGAAAAGGTCAAAGCCAAGATGCTTAAAACGCAGTTTAATAAATATTCTACCTACCAAGCAAAGCGATTAGTAAGGACAGAGGCCACAAATGCTGCTAATTCTGCCACCATTGCAAGTGCGCAAACCGTATTTGCAGGAAAGGATTTAATTAAAAGATGGCACACAATAATGGATGGTAGGGAAAGAGATAGCCATG